AAAAACTACAAGACAAAATATAAGACTTGACAATATCTGGGATATATGATAATATCCCAGATATAACAGAAAGGAAAATATGTTTTATATAACTTACTACGCAAACAAACATAAGAAGTTTATCACACGGAAAGGTCAGTATGATAAACCAGACGGAACTAAAGGTAAAAGTTTCGTATCAAAGAATGGAGTTCCATGTTTAGTATATTGGGATTTAGATAATGATGGTTGGCGAATGGCAACTGGGGAAGCAAGGATTAGAACATGATCGAACTATTACAATTAATATTTATGGAAAGCCCTATTGGGCTTTCCATTATCATGATAGTAGGAATCATTGCTATCGGAATAGAGGGGTATAGATCATCATGAATAATTATGTTTGGTGTCATGGCCCGAAGTGTCATGAACAAAAAACTCAGGATCGTATAAGAGGAGCCAAGGGTTCTAAGGTTCTAAGAACTAGAAAGATAAAACAAAGAGGATATGAGAAAAGTATGTTTGGTCATGGTGGTGGTAACATATGGAATTATTTTTGTAGTCATAATTGTCAAATGGATTTTGTACACAAACATGCAGAACAAATTGTAAGGATCGAACCACGATTAGAGCCACTTGAAACACCGGTCGAGGTGCGTGAAGAAACACAGGTCAGAAGATGGGACGGATATAAATACACAACAAAAGAGATTGACTACTCAGCAGAAGTATGATATAATCCCAGGCATAAACAGAAAGGAAAATATGGACACAAATAAAAAAATAAAAACAACAAATCCTTACAGTGGTCAAAGCATTGATTTAACTGCTGAGGAATTTATGAGATATCAAATCATTAAACAAGCTGAGAAACAAGCAGACCCTAACAACGGAGATGATCCAATGTGGGACGCTGTTCGAGGTGGTTTAGATTGGTTTAGAAAGAATAACGCGAAAGCGTATATGGTGCTTTTGGACTAACATATTTTCCCAGATAGTCAATAGACTATGTGTCCAAAATGGGTCGGCCCTAACGGGCCGACACAACTGGGAGTTGTGCGCGGCCTGCGGCCGCCCAAGTGGGTCCCAAACAGATTGCCATAATTTTGCCACAATTGACCCCCCACCCCCCTTACAGCAAAAGGGGTCCCAACAGATATACCTTTATGCCTAGTTTTAGAAATAGATATGGTATAAAATCGTTTTCACGTTAAACAGAAGTCTAAAAAAATTCTGCAAAAATTTTTATGAAACAAGAAATTATAAATAAATTACCGCCTGATGTTAAAAAAGAGTTTATGAAGTACGCCATAAAACTCGACCAGAAAAAAACTGAAAACAAAGTCAAATCTGATTTCCTTTCTTTTGTCAAACATGTTTGGCCTGAATTTATAGAAGGAGATCATCACAAAAAAATTGCAGAAAAATTTAACCGTTTGGCTATGGGAAAATGTAAGAGGTTAATTATTAATATGCCTCCTAGACATACCAAATCTGAATTTGCGTCTTATCTCCTGCCCTCGTGGATGGTAGGACGTAAACCGGATCTTAAGATTATACAAACAACACACACAACTGAATTAGCGATCCGCTTTGGACGTAAAGCTAAGACACTTATCGATAGCCCCGAATACCAAACCGTTTTTAAAACTAGACTCAGAGAGGACAGTCAAGCAGCCGGTAAATGGGAAACAGAGCAAGGTGGCGAATATTATGCAGCGGGTGTTGGATCAGCCATAACGGGCCGTGGAGCGGACTTACTGATTATTGATGACCCACACTCTGAGCAAGATGCTCTTAATGCTCAGGCATTAGAGCGTGCTTATGATTGGTACACATCAGGACCAAGACAACGTTTACAACCAGGTGGTTCTATTGTTGTGGTTATGACGAGATGGAATACAAAAGATCTAACAGGTATGTTAATCAAAGCTCAAAAAGAATTAAAAGCAGATCAGTGGGAGGTCGTAGAGTTTCCAGCCATCTTACCAAGTAACAAACCTACATGGCCTGAGTATTGGAAGTTAGAAGAGTTAGAATCTGTTAAAGCATCGTTGAGCGCCGGTAAATGGAATGCACAGTGGATGCAAGATCCAACGGCAGAAGAAGGATCAATCATAAAACGAGAATGGTGGAACGTCTGGGACAAAGGTTATGTGCCTAAACTTGAACACGTTATACAATCTTACGACACCGCGTTCCTCAAAAAAGAAACCGCTGATTACTCTGCGATTACAACATGGGGCGTCTTCTATCCAAACGAGGACAGCGGACCGAATCTAATTCTACTTGATGCACACAAAGAAAGATTAGAGTTTCCAGAACTTAAGAAGGTGGCTTATGAACAATGGAAGTATTGGAATCCTGATACAGTTATCATAGAGGGTAAAGCTTCTGGCTTACCACTAACTTATGAATTGCGTAAGATGGGGATACCTGTTATAAATTACACACCTAGCAAAGGAAACGATAAACATGCTAGAGTAAACGCCGTTGCCCCATTATTTGAGTCAGGGCAAATCTGGGCGCCTGATGATAAATTTGCAGAAGAAGTGATTGAAGAGTGTGCTGCGTTTCCGTATGGAGACAATGACGACTTAGTTGATAGCATGACTCAAGCTGTGATGCGATTTAGACAGGGAGGATTTATCACGCATCCAGAAGACGAAAAAGACAAAGCGCAAACTAAAAAAGAATACAACTACTACTGATGACATATTTACAAGCATTACGATTAATGGTTAAAGCATACAAGGCGGCTAGAGGTGCTATGCCAAAAGGTCTTGACTTGTTAAAAATGAAAATGAAAGCAAGACAGAAAGCTATTGATTCAAACAAAGTTGTAGAGTTTCCAAAAGATAAAATAACTCCTTTCTTCAAACCAAGACCTAGATCAGAATCAGAAGCTCAGATATTAGCTAGAATGAAAAGAGAAAACAAAGAAGCTGTACAAAGATTAAGAGAAAAAAAGAAACCAAAAGAAGATAAAGCAGAAGGTGGTATTACGGGTGCAATTAAAAAAATTAAAAGAAGATTTGGTAAGAAGTCTATAACAACAGCTAATAAAATTAAAAGACCTGGTAACAGACAGCTCTTTGATGACTTTAACAAAAGAAATAGATAATGTCAGAATTTGTATCTATACTTGAAAGAATAAGACCGGGTTATAAAGTTGGTGGTAGTGTTGATACACCTAAAAGAGGTTTAGTTGACGGACCAGGAAGTTATGGTGGTGAAAAATTTAATTTAAAAAATTTAGGTGGTGGTGAAAAAAATAAATATGTAAAAACATATGATACTAAAGGCGGAGAAAAAAGATATTTAGCAGATTTTTCTAGAGAAGGTTTTAACAGAAAAAGTGCTCAACCTTTCACAGAAGCTGGATTAAAAGAAGCTCGTAAAAAAGTAAAAGAGTTTGAAAAAGAATACAGAGATAAATTTGGTTTTGGTATCAGAAAAGGAGGAAAAGCGGTATCTCCTTCTGTAACAAAAGCAAAAACACATCCACCAGGTAAACCATGGAAATATAGAATGCCTGTTGTGCAAAAAGACGGCACAAGAAAATTGGTCAGTAAATATTATAAATCAGAGGCTGAAGCAAAAGCAGCCATGGAAAAAATTAGAAAGAAAAAATTTAAAGGACAAGAGGTTTCTTACAAAGATAAACTTCCAGAAATTAAAAAACTTCTTAGACAAGGAAAAACTCAAGCAGAAGTTGCTAAAGCAGTAAAAATTCCTTTTGGTGCTATTCCACGTGCTTTAAAAAAAATAGGTAAAAAATTATCAGACTTTCAACCTGAAACTTATTCATATGATGAAAAATTAAAACAAAAACTTATAAAAGATTATAGAAAATTAGGTAGATTAGAATTAGCTAAAAAATTATTTCCTGATGATAAACTTAAAACTGCTGATGCTAAATTTGGGCACTTAGCAACAAAGATATTTGAAGAAGGTAGACTTGAACCTAAAAAGTCTGGTGAACTTTCTGAATCACAAAGAAAAGAAAGAGGTCCTAAAAAAACAACACCGGAAGCTGAAGCACAAAAAAGAGTAAGAAGAGATAAAAAATTAACCAAGTTGGGGTCAAAGAATTATGAAAATAGTCTTGGTAAATTTAAAACAGAAATAGGAAGACTGTTAGGAATTAAAGAAGTGGTAGGTAAAAAATCCTCTTTTATGCCTTTAGATCTTTCTCATAGATCAGACATTGGACTGTTATCTAGATTAGGTAAACAAGAAATTTTACCTGAAGATTTAGGTTTAGAGTTTACAGAGGCTAACAGAAGGGGAATACGTAGATATCAATTTGGTGTAAAGACTTTAGAAGGAAAATTAAAACCCTTATATGCAGAACAAAAAAGATTGTATAACAGAGCAGGTAGAGAGGGAATTTCTAAAAATTTATCTAACCTTATAGAAAAGAATAACAACAAAATAGATAACTTATTTAAAAAAACTAATCCTGTAATCGCAGCAAAATTAAATCCTATTCTTATTAATCCTGCAACAGCAGAACCTTTTAGAATAACTTCAGGTAAAGCAAGAACTTTAATAGACGTAGGAAAACCTCTTTCACAAGTAGAATTAGGAGGAGTTGAAGATTTTCAAATAAAAAGAAACTATGCAGATCAAATTGTTAAAGTTGCAAAACAAGAAGGTTTATTAAAAATATCAGATAGAGATGCACAAAAAATTATTAATAAATATTTTGATGATGCAAACACTAGAGCCCCAATTAAAACAGTAAATAGAACTGTTGGTTCTGAAACTGTAAAAGTTAAAAGAGGAACTGAAGGTTTTGTGCCAAACAAACGAGCAGTTTTAAGGTCATTAGGAATGTTGGCTAAAGGAGCTGGTAAAGTAATTAAACCACTTGGCATTGCAACAGGTATTGCAGCAGTTAATACTGCAGTTCAAGCGGGCGAAAGAAATCCATTTGATTTAGCAGGGGCCTATGTAACTTCTGATCCTGAAGTAGCTACTACAGCAAGAAGGATACGACAAGAGCCAGAATTTAGAAAAGAATACATGGCGGGCTTACCTCAAATACAGCCAGAAGGCTTTGAGCTATTTGAACAAGAAGACTTTACTTCTGTGCCTAGTGGAGGTATAACTTCAGTCAAAGGTGTAATTTAATAATAGGATAGAGGATATGGTAGATAGTATAGATAAGGCATTACCCAACACAGTTGAAGAAATCAAAGACGAAGAGTTCAAAGAAAAAGAAGTAGGCGTACCCGGCGAAGAAGTTATTACAACTGACACAAGTGAAGTTGTAATGGATGAAGCAGGTGGAGCTGAAGTTACTTTTGATCCAACAACGGTCCCTGGTCGACAATCAGAAGGACACTTTGCAAATCTAGCTGACTCAATGTCAGATGCAGAATTAGAATCTTTAGGCCAAACACTTTACGATCAATACACAGAATACAAAGAATCAAGAGGAGACTGGGAGCAGTCTTACAGAGAAGGTTTAGAATTATTAGGTTTTAAATACGAAAGACGAACAGAACCATTCAAAGGTGCATCAGGTGTTAATCACCCGGTGTTAGCAGAAGCAGTTACACAATTTCAAGCTACAGCGTATAAAGAATTATTACCAAGCGATGGTCCGGTTAGAACACAAATTTTAGGCGATGCAACAGTCGCTAAAGAAGAACAATCAAAACGTGTTAAAGATTTTATGAATTATCAACTTATGGATCAGATGAAAGAATATGAACCAGAGTTTGATCAAATGCTTTTCTATCTACCCCTCAGCGGCTCTACATTCAAAAAAGTTTATTACGATGAACTTTTGGGTAGAGCCGTATCAAAATTT